TTAGCCATGCGAAGCACTGCAGTTTCTGCTTTCTTCATATCATCTGTTGTGGCTTTGATCAGAGCTTCCAGCTTCCGATCATTCAGCTTAAAAAATTCTGCAGTACCTCCCTTGCTTATTTTATTTGCCGGAAAGACTTTTTTTATGGCATTCAGAATAGTGATCTCCTGCTGCATATTTCCTTCTGCTCTTGCAGTCCGAATCAGCTCCGCTATCTTTTCATTGATATCCTTAAACTGTTTGCCATATTTCTTTTGATTATTATGTTTATATTCTTCCAGGGATTTCAACATTTCTGTCTGCCACATGGACCATTGTTTGTCTTCGTCAATTTCTTCCTGCTTATGAGATTCCATATTGCGGATCATGGATGCTATGAGTTCATTCTCTATAGCTTCAAAGGCAGCTCCAATATCGTATTCATCATTTATCCTTGCCATTAGACAATACCTTGAATCCTTGAGACTTAAATTGTCGTGTCAGCTTCTTCAACTTTGTAATGCTGTCGCAATGATCACATCGAAGTTCCGCATAATCTTCTCTTTCGATAGCATATATTCCCTGTGCGACCTGTTCTTTGGCGATTTTAAGAAGTCCCTGGTATTCTTCTCTGTTCATCCGGTATATCCGGTTATTTACTTTAACCTTCACCTGATTCGCCTCCTGTATCTACTTCAAAATCACCAAGTTTCATGTTGATGGACGGTTCTTCCAGATCCTGTATGCCCTGTTCTGCTTTCAGACGGGCTATCTCTTCTTCTTTGCAATGTTCATCCAGACTATCGCCATAAAGTTCCTCTACGCAACGTTCGATGCTCATGATTCCACCCTGTTTTGCTTTCGTCACAGTTTCCACCTGGCTCTCAAAAGAAGGGTTGGCATATTCTCCAAATGGAATATTTACATTTACCTCTTCTACCTGCTGTCCGTGAAGAATGTTATTTGCATTGATACACATCTCCACCACAGCCGGAAGCGTTTCCTGCATTGCTTCTACTATGGAATTTCTGGTGTAAAGTGTTGTCTTTTCTTTTTCTCTCTGGGCTTCAGCATTATCCAGTTTTTTAGTATCGATTCCCAGTGTTGACGGACTGATCACTCCATGCAGACACAGGTCCAGCGCAGTTACATAAGATGCCAGATAGCTTTCATGCGGGATAACAGGCTGTTCTGTGATGATCTGATTGCTCTGTCCTTCTCTCATATCTCCGTCTGCAGAAAAATAACGGTTATCGAAAGGATTAGGTCTGACAAGCTCGCCTGTTTCCGGATTATGAGGTATCAGGCATTCTGGTACATAAGTCTTTGCCCTTCCTGACCTTAATGCGTCCATCCATTGGCTCCATGTTTCGTCCAGAGAATCAAAATTATCAAGTTTTCCGTCAAAAATACTTCCGCCTCTGCCCTCATACTTCGCAGATTCGTAGATCATAAATGGCTCTGCAAGGATTACCGAATCATCAAATGTAACGTCTTTAAGATTCTCTGTGGCCTTAATCGTTTTAATGTCCACAAGTTTATTTCCCTGATATAATTCATTTATGATGTATCCATATCCGTATCTTTCATTCAGGACATATGTCCTGCCTTTCTCATGATACGGGGTTTTAAATACTATTTCGCGGATCCTGTCTCTCTGATAAACAAATTCCACTTTGTCTCCCGGGTACCATTCTATAATCGGGTAATCACTGAGTTCTGTGTCAATGACTGCTTTAAAGGCTCCATCGCCAATATATAATATTTCTTTCAAAGCGCTTTCTATCTTTTTCCGAAACCGGTTTTCTTTTTCCATCTCTTTCCATAGCTGTTCCTGAGCCGGTGACTCAAATTCAAAGTCTTCCATGTCAGGAAGGACTGCTGAAGAAAGCGTGCGTACAATCAATCCAGGCAAACCTGTATGTATCTTTCTCATATCCATTCCAGGAGTGCATCTGCTTGCCCAGAACTTATGTCTGTCTGCATATTCCTGATTCTGCTGATAGAACTGTTCCAGCTCATTTCCGTCTCCTCTGTACCAGATCCGGTTGCGGATCGCATGTCCCTCGAAATCCAATATCTCATTAATCTGGAAATTATATGGATTAGCCGGGAGCACATTCAGCCAGCTCCGGACTGTCTTTTTTATATTCTCATTTAATTTATCCATCCATTTCACCTTTTCGTTTCCTCCGTTTCGAATCCGATCATATTCCGATATGGGATCCAGCCATACTGCTGGGAGTTGATCGTATGGTCGTTTCGATCTTCTGGGATATCTTTTTCCTCATCCCAGGAATATTTCTCCAATTCAGCTATGTGATTGATACATGTATCTACAACCAGATAGCAATCCTGTTGTAACCATCCGAGCTGAAGCTTGATTCTATCCAGAATTTCTACTTTTTTGTAAGATTCTACAAAGTTGTACATGCAGCCATGAAGACGTTTGTACTTTCTCAATTCTGTGATCGTAGCAGCATCTGCGCAATCAACAAAGGTATCTTTTGCAAATCCCCAATCCTTTCGGCATTTCTCCAAAAACTCTATGAATTTTACGGCTGTATCGGAAGGGGCAAGCGGCTGATCCAGATCCTTATTGCTGTATACTTTTTCAGCCAGTGTGATCAATCTCCTGTCCTCTGTGATTCCCTGGAATATCATTGCGATTGTATCCGGAGATTTCGAAGAGTATGAAGTATCCAAACCGCAGGTGAACTTTCTGAATTTCAGTTTTCCTGTTGCCATCTGAGCTTTTACCCATTTCTCAGAAACAACGTGCTGCTTCCTGCTGAAGTTAGGGAATATCAAGCCTGTTGCTTTTCCTCTCAAGCCCTGTATCTTGTTTTTCCAAATCTTTGTGCCTTTCGGTGTATTCTGGATGATCTGCTGCTTCTTTTCTTCCGGAAGTCCGGCATTATCATCAAAAGAAAAGAACCAATGGACCCATCCGGGTTTTGGTTCTTCTTTTAGTTCATCTTTTATTTCCTGTGGTGTGCTGTCTGCCCATTCCGGCAAAGGTCTGCTGCAATTGATATATTCTTTGTATACATCCAGGGTTGGATCATCCGGGTTGAGAGTTGCCATAAGATAGTCACACCGCATAGACGCTTCCCGGACAAAGTCAATGTCTGCTGTATTAACCTCGTCAATATACAGGCAGCCATACTGTCCGCCTAAAGCTTTCTTCCATTTCTTTTTATTGCCATATCCAAGAACATATATTGTCTTATCACCCTGTGGGGCATGAAACAATATATGGGGAATCTTATCATCTTTTGTTCCAGATCCGTTGTACTCTACCAAAATTCCAAAATCATCCAAAATCCCTAAATCTTTATTGATGATATTCTTTTCTGCTGTTCCTGTATCGTCCGCTGCGAGAATATGCAGTTTCTTTGGAGATTCTGCAACCTTACACATGAATTTAAAAAGTCCTACTGTTGTTTTCCCTGCTGCCGTAGTCAGGTTCCTTCAAGAAATTCTACCGGGGCACTGCAATGTAGAAATGCTTTGTATTTATCTGATAATACTAATCTCTGAGAACTCATGAAGGTTAACCACCCCCTCGGAGCTGCTCCAGGATGTCTCCCAGCTTCTTTTTCTCTTCATCCAATCCGGATACTTCCAGTTTATCCTTAAACATTCCCAGGTGTCTTCCAAGAAGCTCCAAGGCCTGCTCTTTATTATTTAATTTCACTTCAATACCGAATTTGCCCTCTTTTATCCCGGCAATAGCTCTGATCTGCTGCTCATCCAGATTTGCTGTGTCTTTTATGTTTACCTGTCCGTCTTTAACTTCTACATAGTCTGTAGCTTTAGCAAAAGCTATGGCGGCCAGTTCTTTCAGTACCCTGTCCTGAGTGATTTCTGTCCGCTTCTGGCGTTCCTGCATCCGTTCCTGAATATATTCCGCAACCTTGACATTTCTCAACATCCTGCTGCCGGCTTGGGCTGCTGTTTCATCCCGTTTTACAGACGGATATGCTTTTCGGTAAGCCCTTGTGGCATTTAAGTCTATCAGGTATTCATCTGCAAATATTTTCTGTTTTTTTGTCACTCAGCCTCACCACCTCTCATTCGTTTCGTTTTTGAGTATAGAAAAAGCAGCCCGAAGGCTGCCTTATGGTGTTGCGTGTATGTATCTTCTACATCTTAGTTACTTTGAATGGATAAGTTGCAAACAACTTTTCATTCGTAAACATTTTGTCCTTTTCCTTATTTTGCATTTGATCTAATCGACTAATTTCTTCTTTATCTGTAAATCCGTATACCTTCAGTTCATACGCGCCGCATTCTGGAAAATTAATCTCACTAATTTTATTACTTAGCATATCTATACAGCATCTTTCAACAGTCCCCTCTTTAATTGAGCCGTCAGAATAATGAGCTGCTTCTCCAATTCTTTCCAATTTAGTTTTTCCAGCATAAGCTCTTATATTTCTATGACCATGTTCAACTTTATCAATGCAGTAATAGAGTTCCAATTGCTCTCCAACGCCTATTCCATTAATAAAAGTTACAACATAAAAAGGCGGTGTTTTCTCTTTAATAACTATAGTATTAAAGATATTTTGTATGTTTCCAGCATCTTCATCGCAACTTTCACATAAAATAACATTTACATTCCACTTCTCACTCACAATACAAGCCTCCCATATAAAGATACATCAATCAAATTTAATTTTTTCTTGCATATTTTTTTCAACGGTCATATCTGACTTTTGGCTATCTTTTGAGAAATTATCTACTTTTTCACTCATACTGTCTATCTTATCCTGCAAATGAGCAATACTAGCATTTATATTAGCATTTGCCGAAGTAATATTTTTTACAGCTTCATAATTATCAGCTGTTCTTACTTCCATTTGGTTTCTTATTGCCTCTGTTTTAGCTTCCCCTGTTATACTCATTATAATTGCAACAACTGATAATATAATAGACGCAACGGTACTGGCAAAAGAAATCCATGAAGAAAATTCCGGATTATTAGCATCACCTGACGCAAGCATCCATACGATAATTCCCAAAGAAATACAAAGAATATATCTACTATGTAGTTGTGTTTTTAAACATTTTAACCTTATTTCAAAATCATTATAATCTTTGCAAGGACAATCCGGTTTTCTTTTAAAGTAATCAAAGAAACTCATATAAAAACTCCCTTTAATTTTATGTATAAATAATACAATAGATATTATTCATTTACAACCATTTTTAAAAAAATCTATACGTTTAAAGAGCACCTGACTAATTAACATCGGATGCTCTTTCGATAAGAAGTTTATATATGATTTTTAGAATCACTAATAGTTCCTAATTTGAACCCCAGGATTCGAACCTGCGGCTCCATGGCTCACGCTCACTC